TGAGACCATCTACATAGCGGAGGGCGAGACATGCGCTGAGGCGCTGCGCAAGCTGGGCCTGTGGGCCACTAGTGTGCCGAATGGTAGTGGAAGCTGGAAGGGCAACATGCCCGACATGCCCAAATTACATGCGAATGAGCTTGTGCTCTGTCCTGATCGAGATCGACCTGGCATCGAGCTGATGCAGCGTCTATCTGAAGCGTTCCCTGGGTCTAGATGGCTCTGGGTAGAGGGCACCAATGCCGATGCCTGGGATGACCCAGCCGATGGATACGATGTTGCAGATTGGGTGGCTGATGGCGCAGATCTGGTGCGCATTGAGCTTGCAGTCCGACGTGATGCACCGCAACTACCCATTGTGCCTTGGTTTGAGCGGATCGGTGATTACAAGAATGAGAAGGGTGGATACAGCCGCCTGAAGCTGCTTGACTTATCTAAGGTGCTCTCCTCCATGCTGCATGAGGCGCTGAGATGGAACGACTTGAAGCAGGCGATTGAGATTGATGGCGCCCCTTTAAGTGAGATCGATGCCAAGCTGAGCTACGGCAGCTTCCAAGCTGCGCATATTGATGTAAGCAAGGATGTGGCGCAAGATGCCCTGCTGCTTAGCGCCCGTGAGCGCCCATACAATCCGATCCGCGATTACCTGGAGTCCTGCAATGACCCGCTAGAGGATGCGATTTGGGACAATATCGCGGGCGAGCTGCTGGGGCTACATGCTGCAGACTTTGACAATTCTGCCTTGCGCAAGTGGCTGGTCTTCTGCGTTGCTCGCATTTATGAGCCTGGCTGCCCCTGTGGCTTTGTCCATATCTTGGCTGGTGATCAGCATCTCCACAAGACTCGTTTCTATAACACGCTTGCCTCCGAGGCCTGGTTTTATGAGGGCTTCATTAAGACCAACAAGGACGCAGATGATATCACTGGCTTACACATGCGCTGGATCTGCGAGTGGGGCGAGCTAGATGGCGGCATCAAGAATAGAGATAGTGCAGGTCTCAAGAATTTCATCACTCGCAAGACAGATCTAGTGCGTGAGGCCTACGGGAAGGGCCACAAGGAACGACCGAGGTCATTCGTGCTTTGTGGCACCACCAACAAGAAAGACGGATTCTTTAGTGATGAGACGGGCAACCGCCGTTTTGTGATATTCAACATTGAGGAGTGCATCGACAGTGGGAAGATCGAATCTTTGCGCAACAGGATCTGGGCGAGTGCTAAACGTGACTACCTGCGAGGTAAGCAATGGTTCCTTGATGAGGCAGAGACGCAGATCAATAATGACCGAAACCGTGGGCTTTATGCAGAGGACCCGTGGCTTGAGAAGATCTCGTCCCATCTGGCATTCAGGACTTCAGGCGACTTCATTATTAGTAGTGATCTATTGACCCATGTCCTAGAGGTACCTATCGAGCGCCAGACGCAACGTGAGTTGATGCGCATTAACCGCATTCTTACTGCTTGTGGATACTACAAGAGCAGAAAAAAGCTCAATGGCACCTTTAAGCACATCTGGCGCCGCTGCGGCACCGATGAGTGATACCTACCTTTTACCGGCCTTTACCGGGGTTTACCTACTCATGTCTTTTAGATTTGTTCATGATCGAAATATCGATATCACACAGTGGTATGCATTACAGGTAAGGGTAGGTAATGCAAATCGTCAATCGGGAAGCGGGCGGTGCCGAGTTTACCTATTTTCCCCCCTATATAGGGGGGGGTTAAAAAAAAAGCGGGTTATCGGAAGGGGAAAAAAGGAGTGGGTAGGTAAGTAGGTAAGTAGGTAATTTGCGTTAGATTTGAGGCATGGCGAAGAAGACACCTGAGAGTATACGGAAAGATCAGCTGAGAGTTGCTAAGCAGTGGCTCGATTTGAGCTGGCCACGCCATCGGATATATGAGTCTGCCGCACAGGCCTGGGAATTTGATCATGCGCAGACAGACGCGCTGATTGCTGATGCAAGATCTGAATACAAAAGCTCAATGAGTGTGGAGCGCTCGGAATTCCTGGCACAGCAAATGACCAGGCTTGAGGCGCTGGCTGCTAAGGCCCAGGAGGATGGGCAGCTTGGTGTGGCGTTAGGATGCTATAAAGAGCTTCACATGCTCGCGAGTCTCACTGGGAAGTAGCAATGGCACGTCGGTACGTACGCGATAAAAATGGCCGTTTTGCTGGTAAAGGCGGAAGCGGGAGCTTTTCTAGTGCTAGGAAGGCCACAGCAAAAGGATCCTCAGCGCGACAAGATGCCTCGATGGTAAAGACGCTTGAGAGTGGAGAGAAAGCCGCTGGTCAAATGTCGGCACGAGCTGGTCGTAGTAGTGCTGGTACTTTTGGTAGTCGTGCCAGTAATTCACGTGACATGAATTTTGTGGGCAAAGCTGCTACTGCATTTAAAAGAGATTCAAACAAGAGCAGAATCAAACAGCGCAAGATGGAAAAGGAACGCCAGAGCTTTGCTCGGAAAGGCGCTCGGCGTGGTGGTGGCTAGGTCCTGACTCACGCGAACTTAGACGATCCAAGGATCTCCTCTTCAATTTGAATACTTTCTTCGCTGTTATAAAAGCTGCCATCCTGCACGAGCTTAAGACCGACCAGTTCGCCTGCGATATCGATATCGTCCTCTAAATCAAGGCTGCCATCCTTTAGCTGATCGAAAGCTTCGATGGCAATTTCCATCTCCTTATAGGCTTTGGCGATCTGGATGCGGAGTTGATCTTTGTTCATTGGATGAAAGAGGGGGCTCATTGCCCCCGATATTTGCATTATATCACACGCTTTCATAACGTGTCAATGCGTTCAGTCCACATTATCGAAGTGAGTAGGCTCTTCGACTGGCTCGTTGCGGAGCTCTTCGATGCAGCGATTGCAAGCCTCGAATTTGCGCATATTGACCAAATATTCCTGCTGCCAGCCAAGATCGCGATCTAGCTTTGCTTGCTGTGCCCTGTGTGCAAAGTTCAGAGCCAGATCTGTATTCTGGCGGATGATTTGGGCTAGCTCGTTGCTGGTCATTTTCTGAAAGAAGAGCTCATTGCCCTTTATATAAATATTATATCACTGCTTTCGTTCTGTGTCAATGATTTTAACCGTGTAGGTCAGACCGTGCCTAATCGCGTCATCTTTGAACGCTTGAAGCTCTTCTTCGCCGTGTACATATTCTGTCCATTCCAGTTCACCATCTAAGAATGCCTCAACGTAATATTCTTGCCTGTCATCACAGAAAGAATCAAAGAGCCCTGATACTTCAAGTGCGTCTTGTGCGCGTTGACATTGGCTGTACAGGCTGTGGCTGAAATAGTTGAAGTTCATGGTCGTGCCGTGTTTGTTGATAATGTAGCTATCAGGCTGCGATTTGCTCGCGCACTTGCTTTGCTGTGGCGAAATGAAAGATAGCGTTATCAGCTAAGCGCTTAACTAGAAAGCGGAAGCCTTGAACCTGCTGGCCTGCTTTGCCCATGTCAACGACTGCATAACCGGCGGCGAATGCTTGAGCTTGAAGGGTCATGATCTGAGATGCGGTGGGGGCTCTTTGCCTCCCTTATTTATATTATATCACAGTAAAAAACATCTGTCAATGCTTTTTACGGTGTGTCGCTTTGTAAAATGCAAGCTCAAGGGCCGTGAGCCCCCTAGGGGACTCTGCCGCAGCTGCTTTCTCTTTTGCTGCGGCGATCGTGTCTTGTGGCCGCGAGTTCCAGTTAATATCGCCGCTCATTTGCCGCTCTGCGCTTTGTAGACGGCGTAGCCTTCTTCAGTGACAAAGATCCAACGTTCGGATTTGGTGTTGCTGTTCCATTGGCCGCTTTCCATCATGCCTGCTTTTTTGAGGTTAGATAGGCGCGGAGCGTTCTTTAGGCTGATTTTTGGGATGTCGCGGCCAAGACGTGCAGCTGGGGGGTGGCCATTCTCGAAGCTGACGTCATCGGTGATTTGCACGATTTGATTGGCCAGCTCAAAGAAAAAGTCCTTCGTAGCTTGATTCAGTCTGTCCCATGTCAGAGGCCCTGCGCTGCCTGCTTTTTTGCGTGGGGTGTTCTTCTGGTCCATTGTTTTATCTTCAGACTCCAGGATTGCAGCGATGGTTTGCACAACATCAGCTTGCTTAATGCGCTTTTTGTTGTAGTAGACATGTCCATTAGGGTAAAACACTACGCCATGGCAATTGGCGGTGGTGTTGTCTTTCTTTGAAACCTCCGCTAGGCGTTCAGAGTAGAAAAGTGCTGTTTCGGTGTAGGTGGTCATGTTGTGAAAGGGAGAGCTCTTTGCCCTCTATATTCAAATTATAGCATAGGCTTTCATGAAATGTCAATATATAAAATCAAATATGTACATCGAGCGCATCAAGCGCCCCTACGTTCTGACACATCACAACTTGCTGAATGGTGCGGATATCTCGTTGCTTCAGATTTGCTCTCTCTAGAATTTCTTCCTGGCTGCCACCTGCCTCAGCTGCTTCTCGATAAGACTGCATCTTACGCTTTGCACCGCTCGGGATGTGGATCATCAAAGATTTGGTATCGAGGCTGCGTGTGATCGCCTGCCGAATCCACCAGTACGCATATGTTGACATTTTGTAGCCGCATTCTGGGTCGTATTTCTCTGCTGCGCGTTGCAAGCCCAGGGTGCCTTCTTGAATCAAGTCCTGGAATGTGAGATTGGTATTCTTTAATTTGGATGTATACTTTTTAGCAATGGCAACAACGAGCCGCAGATTACAACACACGAACTGATCACGGGCTCTCCTGCCTGACCGGACTAGCGACGGTGGCGGGTCTGAGTGCTGCAACCAGGCCTGGATCCGTCGCCCTAGCTCAATCTCTTGAGTCTGCGTTAAAAGAGGATATCTCGATGCAATGCTGATAAAATCTCCAATGTCTGACATCGCTTTATAGCTTCAACAAATAAAATAACCTAGGACAAAGGATCGCATCAAGTGCCAAGCATTCTAGACGCTATCCCTGAAGGGCTAATATTAGCCGATCCCGATGATGAGAGCCTGTCAGTACAGGAGGTCCTAAGCCGCCTCAATTCGACCTTGCTGCCACACCAAGCTGCCTTCTGTGAAGATCAAGACCACCGCATTTTGGGTCTGGTATCAGGATTCGGCGCTGGCAAAACTTACGGTCTTTGCGCTAAGGCAATCAATGTTGCTGCGGCCAACGTGGGGTTTGTGTCGGCGTTATTTGAGCCAGTGGCGCCAATGCTGCGCGATATCCTCATGCGGTCTATGGACGATCTGCTTGAAGCAATCGGTCTGCCTTATGACTTCAGGGTGTCACCGTTACCAGAGTACGTCCTCAAGTTCAAGGAGGGTGAGCATACCATCTTGCTTCGCACAATGGAGACGTGGAACCGGATTCGAGGGCAGAATCTTTGTGCTGTAGGCTTTGATGAGTGTGACACGACCAATAGGCGCACAGCTGAACAGGCGTCTCGGATGGCGCTGGCCCGCTTGCGGTCTGGCAATATGCAGCAGTTTTATGTTGCTACCACGCCTGAGGGATTCGGTTGGGCTTGGGATACATTCGAGCGCAACTCGGCGCCAGATAAGCGCTTGATTCGTGCACGCACTGCCGACAACCCATACTTGCCTGAAGGTTTCATCGATTCACTCCTAGCTAATTACCCTGAGCGGCTGATCAAGGCATATCTAGACGGGCAATTCGTCAATCTGAATACTGGCGCCGTCTATGACCGATTCAAACGTGAGACACATGCGACGTTGCCTCCTAGCGGAATTGAGAACGAGCCTTTGAGAATCGGGCTCGACTTTAACGTCGCCAGAATGTCTGCGGTTGTTGCCGTCCGCATTGCTAAGCGATTACATGTGATTGATGAGATCAGTGATGCACATGACACAGATGCACTTGCAAAGGAGATTTGCAGGCGATACCCTGACCGGAAGATCTATATCTACCCGGACGCATCAGGTGGTAATCGTAGCACGAATGCATCCCGGACAGACATCCAGATCCTCGAATCATACGGGTTCAGCAACCAATCGCCAAAAGCCAACCCTAGGATCCGCGATAGGGTGGCTGCTCTACAAGCTGCTTTGGAAAATGGGAAAGGCGAGATCCGCCTCAACATTGCACCTAAATGCTCCAAGCTGATTGAGTCGCTTGAGCTGCAATGCTGGACAGAAAAGGGCGAACCGGACAAGGAATCGGGATATGACCACATGAACGATGCCTTGGGCTACTTAGTTTGGCGAGAACTCAATCCTCTACACATGAACGCAGGTAGGGGAACCGGGATCAGGCTTTATTAAACTGAAGACATCGGGCGGGTTCAAGCAGTGTATTCAGGATTCTCTGGTGGTCGCCAGCGTGTTGGCAACGTTACTCAGGTTAATGATCCAAGCACGGCTTGGGTGAGTATGGAGCCTCACTGGGGCCTAATTGAGACTCTGCTGGGCGGCACATACAAAATCAGAAAGGGCCACCGAAAATTCCTGCCGCAAGAACCTAGAGAGCTTGACCTCAGCTACGACAATCGGCTAAGCAGATCTGTCCTCTCGCCCTATTATGTCAGGCTAGAGCGCATGCTGGCAGGCATGCTGACTCGAAAGCCTATCAGGCTTGATGATGTCTCAGACCTTATCCGTGAGCAACTATTTGACGTAGATCTGCAAGGGAATGACTTACAGACTTGGCTATACAACACATCTCGCACGAGTATCCGATACGGGCATGTTGGCGTCTTAGTTGATGCACCAAAATCTGGCGACAATGGCCGCCCCTACTGGATCACTTATACACCAAGGGATATTCTTGGCTGGCGCACTGAAATGACTGATGGGCAGCAGAAGTTGACCCAGCTGCGATTATTCGAGAAGGTACTCATTCCTGATGGCTTGTATGGAGAGAAGCAGGTCGAGCAAGTGCGCGTGCTGACCCCTGGCGCATTTGAGATCTTCCAAAAAGATCAAAAAGGCGACTTTCGTGTAATTGACGAAGGCACGACAAGTTTGAGTGAGATTCCGTTCAGCGTTGCCTATTCCAACCGCGTTGGCGTTTTGGAATCATTCCCACCGTTGGCTGATATTGCCGAGCTGAATTTGCAGCACTATCAGGTGCAATCAGATCTCGGGAATCAGCTACACATCAGTGCAGTGCCAATGCTTGCATTGTTTGGCTTCCCTGCAGCAGCAGAAGAAATCAGTGCAGGACCAGGCGAAGCTTTAGCGTTGCCTGAAGGAGCATCTGCAAGCTACATTGAGCCCGGTGGCAATAGCTATGACGCACAATTCCGCAGGCTTGATCAGATCGTCTCGCAGATGAATGATCTTGGCCTTGCCGCTGTGATGGGTGCAAAACTTGCAGCCGAGACAGCCGAGTCAAAGCGAATTGATCGCAGTCAAGGTGATAGCACCATGATGGTGGTGGCCCAGCAGATGCAAGATATGATCGA